CTATCGCACTCAGGGTGAAGTGCCATTTCACGATATCTTTTAATTAAATCAAATTCTGTTCTATATACACCTTCAATATCAACATAAGAACCAAAAAATCCACTACTTAAATAATGATCAACCCCGTCCTCATTATTTGGAGGAACGGGGGAAACTATAGATGGAGATATTGGTTCATTATCTTCAATAGAAAACCCAAAAAGTTTTGCCATAATTTATTCTATTTACCTTTTATTGGACTATTTATCCGACTATTTATCAGAGGATAGTAGTATTAGTTTGATCAGTTGGAGAACCTGTAGTTGCATTTGAACCAGCAATCCAATATTGGACTTGAAACTCTACAGTATATTCTTCAATTGTATCTCCCGAATCATATGAAAGATCTATAGCAGAAACGCTTGTTGGAAAAATCCCATCAAAATAATAAGTTCTCAATGGTTTAACATTAGTTTGACCCCCACTGCCATCACCTACTCCACTGTTATTGGTAGAACTACGTCCCTGATTATAACCTCTACCAAGTTGATGAACAACAGCATTTGCCATATATGCATTCGGTTGTGTCGAACCACTACCATCACTTAATTTATTGATGCCATTCATCCATTGTTCAAAAGCAGTTCTGAGTTTAAAATCTTCATCGTTAATGACAGTAATTGTCCAAACATCGAATGTTCTGTCTCCGGCAACTTTTAATGTTCTTCCTCTAAAAGGGATTTCAACTGGAGTAACATTTGATGCAGGGAGATTTGCTCCCTTACATAAAAATTGAAAAGTTTCCTCATCCCATCCTGGAGATGCAAATTTGAAGTTATTGATATTAACTTCAAATAGATTAGGTCTAGCGCCACCGCCTGCTAGTTTTGATCTGAACTGGGTGATAGTTTTGAGATTAGACATTTTAGAGTCCTCCTTGTGTAATTAATTTAAAAATCAAACTCTTCCAGTTACTTCTTCAAAACTGATTCCAGTTCTGGTAGCAACGAAAGTCAATGTTACATAATTAATTGATTTACTTGGTTTTAGGAAAATATCAGCTCTAAATTCATTATTATCAATAACATCAGGAGTATTGTTTGACTCATCACAAATAACTCTGAAATCAAAAATACCTCTCTTTGCCTGAACATCTCTGAGATATGGTTCAACAATATTAACAAAGTTTGATCTGGTAATTTGATCGTTAAATTCAAAAAGTTGTGATTGGGCAACACTTTCTAGAGATTTTTCTACCGTTAAAAATAATCTTCTGACATTAATTCTGTCAAAAGCGGAAGCATATGCTAATCCAGTTTTATCGCCAAATAAAAGAACGCCAGAACCAGGTTGATTGATGACTGAATTGACTCTTGCTTCATAGAGAGAATCTCTCTGAGATTTATTTGGGTTATATGATAGCTTAATTGCATTATTTAAAATGCCTCTAGATTGTCCTGCAGGAGAATACCATGGAAACTGTTGAATGTCGGTTCGAACCATAAGTCCAGCAATATCTCCATTGCAAGGAACATATCTAAACAAATTATTAAATCTATCATAAGTGTACTTATAACCACTGTCGAAAACAGCGTAAGATGAACTGGAGAGAGCACTGAAAAATCTAACTACATTTAAAGTTTGTGTTTCGGTATTTGTGACATCAACAACATTTTCTCTATGTGGAGAAATCACTGCAATACAGTCTTTTCTAGATTCCGCAATAGAAATCAATTGATTTGCTTTTGCTTGAGATTCTGATTCTACTGCAAGTCCAGGTCCATTAATCAGAAAGTTTACTGAAATTTCATCTTTGTTTGCAAATAAATTATATGCAGTTACCAAATCTCCAAGAGTAGCAATCATTCCACCACTAGTAGAATAATTTACTCCTCCAGTTAAAGTATATGTCTTATTTCCAATTGCACTAAAGACAATTCCTTGTGCATTTTGTCCCCATAATCCTTGAGCAGTAGTATACTTAGTAAATGAGGTTGAAAATCCAGTGGCAACTGGAGACGTTCCCCAATAACTATCTTCAGAGGAAGATGGATTTCTTCCCGCATAAATGTACCTTGAAAAATTAGACAGATAATTTTTATACCAAATCTTCTGTGGGGAGTTTACAGATGATACTGCGTCTGAGGATTTTGAAATGCTGATATGTTTTTCAATAATATTTCCTTGAACTCCAGTAATGCTTCCAGTATCATCAACGATAATGACGTGCATCGCATCATTTTTACCATTTCTATCGAGACTATATTGGTTCGATGATGGTTTAGATGCAATTTGTTTCCAGTAAATTGTGGAATTGGTTAATCCCAAAGTCTGCTGATCGTACCAATCGGTTACAGTTGTCGCTGTTCCTGTAGTTGTAGAGGTTACTCCAGCATTGTTGACAAAGTATAAAGTGTCATTAGTTTCAAATGATGCTAAAGGATTGAGCTCAACATAATCAATAGAAGTTTCGGTTCCGGCTCCAGAAACTCTAGATACAATCTTTACAGAAATAGTGCTGTTTCCATTTGTTGAATCGGTGCTAACTCCTGTGATAATTCCTTTCAAGTAACCACTAAAGGTTGAAGTTACGCCTGTTCCCGCAAGTGTTCCATTTAATTGTGTTGTAACACCATAACCAATTTGAACTCCTTTTGCGGATAAACTGGTTGTATTAATACCAATAATTTGATCGGCAAGATCGTCTATAAAACAAACTTTTAAATTATTTGCCCATGTTCCTGGATTTTTAGCAGCATATGTAAATGCTACTGAATCAGAACTCCAATTTGAATTATAATCGTCGAAATTTTTAACTTTAGAAATCGTTGTTGAAGCAGCACTTACTCCAGCATTTGCATTATTAAGTAATGAACCATCTGCTCTAACAACTTTAAGAACGCCACCATAACTTAAAAAAGAAGATGCGCTCATCCAATACTCATATTGAGTATCTGTTGAAATTGGTTTTCCAAAAGTATTAATAAGTTCTTGTTCCGTTGTAATATCAATTACTTGCCCTACAGGTCCTATTGAGAAAGGTCCAGCAATTGCGCCAACATTTGCTAAAACGTTATCAGCTCTCCCAACAGTAAGATCAACTTCTCTCGTAATTACACCGGGAGATAATTGAGGAGTCGCCATGTTTTTCTCCGTAAAGTCTCAGTTTATCTAAGAAATATTTATTAAAAAGATATTTTCGATAGGGGAAATGTGACGCGAATTACCAATCCGGATATTCCCACTTATCTAATATTCTAGATATTGCTTTACTTGCAACTACTCGTTTGATAGTACACTCTTTGCATTCATAAGAATATGAAGAAGCAACGGGACCTCTATCTTTTCTTGTTCTATAAAAACTTTCTATTAAATTTTTTGTTTTTCCACAAATACGGCATTTTCTATCTGATAATAATAAATGTCCTAATTTTATTTGTCCATCCAATTCCATTACATATACTCCCACATATAAGAGCGATCTCCATATTCATCAGTGAACCACCTATCACCATCGACATCAACAAAACTATTACTATCTAATCCATCTGATATGAATCCAAATGGAGACATATCCTGTTCGATTTGATTTTTTTGCTCTTCATATAAACGTTTTCTTACGTCCTGATCTGTAAGTTCTTTAAAATAATCTTGTGCAACTAACCAAGCATAAATTACAAGGCACATTGCAAGATCGTCATTACAACCTTCTTCTGCTTCAAATGAATTATGTTTCTGAATAAATGTTGTAAGTTCAGATATAATTTCATAATCATTTAGATATAATTTATCTTCCTCAATCATTGTTTTAAGGTTAAGGCACCCAACTTTCTTAACCGTCTTGGACATCTTTACTCCAAGTTGAGTTTTTTTCCCAGAAAATCCTTGCCCAACAATTTGTCCTGCTCTACCTCTCATAGAACACATAAGAAGATTTTTATATTCCAAATCATATTGAAGAATAGACGCTACTTGATCTCCAACATCATTAACTTCACAAAGAATATAAGCTTCGTTGTAACT